CCTGTCTTCTTTGGCTTGCGTGGTGCGCTTGTCGTTGTCCACGTATGTTCGACCGTTTTTTCGATAATAACCGCCCACAAGCCCTATTTGCACGGGGGTAGGGGTTGAAAACCTCTGTATTGTGATAAGCATGAGCCAAAAATCCGCACCAATAGAACTTCGCTGGGCGCAAGGCGAAGTATTTTCTTGCGATAAACGTTTTCGAGTCCTTGTCGCAGGTCGCCGTTTCGGCAAGTCCTACCTCGCTTGCGTTGAATTGCTGCGTGGAGCGATCAATCGTCCAGGCGAGACCTTTTTTTACTGTGCTCCGACGTACCGAATGGCCAAAGACATCGCTTGGCGCGTCTTGAAAAAGCTTGTTCCAAAGGTTTGGATCCAATCCAAGAATGAAACCGACCTTCGCATCGAACTAATCAACGGTTCCACCATCGAATTGAAGGGAACTGAGAACGCAATGGCGCTACGTGGCCGCAGTTTGAGCGGTGTAGTCCTTGACGAAGCCGCCTTCATGGATTCGGACGTATGGTTTGAAGTAATCCGACCTGCTTTGGCGGATAAAGAAGGCTGGGCGCTATTTATTTCGACACCTGACGGTACAGCTAGCTGGTTTTATGACTTGTGGTGCTATGTCGAAGAAGATCCAACGGCATTGTGGCAGCGCTGGAGTTTTACAACGATTGACGGGGGTAACGTCAGCAAAACTGAGGTTGAGGCAGCCCGCGCTCAACTAGACCAGCGCACATTCCGCCAAGAATTTGAGGCTAGCTTCGAGAACCTAAGCGGCTTGGTCGCCATTAGCTTTTCAGACGAGAACATATCGACGGATTCAAGGGATATATCGATTCAACCGTTGCTGTTGGGGGTGGATTTTAACGTTGACCCAATGAGCGGCATTGTGGCGGTCAAAGACGGCACCAACTTGTATGTCTTTGACGAGATCATGCTTACAGGCGGGGCTACCACTTGGGATTTTGCCGAGGAAGTTACCCGTCGATATGGCGTGGAGCGCAGGGTAATTGCGTGTCCTGACCCTACGGGCAGCGCTCGAAAGACTAGTGGTGTTGGGGTTACTGACCACGCAATTTTGCGAAAGAGTGGTTTTACGGTGCAATCACCACGATCGCCATGGAAGATCCGGGACAAGATCACAGCTGTTAATACGGGGTTACTAGATGCGACTGGCACCCGGAGAGTATTGATCCATCCGCGTTGCAAGCAATTAATCAAGTCATTGCGGACATTGACTTACGCACCAGGCACTGGCTTGCCCAATAAAAACTTGGGAGTGGACCATGCGTTTGATGCGTTTGGGTATTTATGTCTGCAGCAGTTCAACTTGGCCAAGCCAGAAACGCTTGGCACTACCAGTTACAGGCTGTACTAACTGGTTTAGAATGATGCTGTCGTCGCATTTTGCGTCATGCCTAAGGGACCGGGGACTTACGGCACAAAGAAAGGTCGTCCTGCCAAAAAGGGGGCAAAAAAGAAGAAGGGTCTGTATGCCAATATTCAGGCTAAAAGAGACCGAATTAAGGCCGGTTCTGGCGAAAAGATGCGTAAACCGGGCACAAAGGGGGCTCCAACAGCAAAAGCTTTTAAGCAAGCGGCAAAGACAGCCAAGAAAAAACCCAAAAAATAGCTTGAACGTTTGGGACGCGATAGACTAGGCGGCATAGACCCTTCCTATGTCTAATTATGGCCATCCTTCGCGGAGAGCAAGGTGCCGTCCAGTTCGACGCTGCTGGTTCTTCTAACGCCACTATCGTTGGCACCCGTAGCTGGACGCTGAACATTACTAAAGACACGCTGGACTGCACCGATCACGGTGACACGTTCCGTGCGTATGTCGGCAGCATGGTCAGTGGTTCTGGCACAGTTGAGCTGGTTTACGACCCAGACGCAACTGGTCAAGCAGCGTTTATTGAAGACGTAATTACTGCTTCTGACACTGCGGACGCTACGTTCGAGTTGTTCACGACTGGTACAACATCCGGCAGCGATTCTGTCAGTTTCGCCGGAATCATTACCAGCATGGATATTGCATCCACTGTTGGTGACTTGGTTGTCGCCACTTGCAACTTCATTACCAGCGGCACCATCACCTCCAACCTTCAGTAAGGTTTAGGGCGATGGCAGAGCGCAAAAAGCGTAAGCGTGGCCCCAACCTTAGTGTTGGGCGTGGCGAAAAACTGCCTGCTAGCAAAGGTGCTGGCCTGACCGCTAAAGGTCGGGCTAAGTACAACCGGGAGACAGGTTCCAACCTAAAACCACCGGTTACAGGCAAGCCAAAGACAAAGGAAGAAGCTGCCCGTAAGCGTTCTTTCTGCGCTCGAAGTCGTAATTGGACTGGTGAACGGGGTAAAGCCGCTCGTCGTCGATGGGGCTGTTAGTAACTCAACTCTGAAGTGTCATGACTTACTCCGTCCCTGGTCTTGTTAGAACGCACCTTGTCAGCTCTTCCTATATGGGAAGTGTTGACAGTCCGTTCGTCAGGACACGGGCCGTAATCGACCAGATGAAGGGCTGGGAGATTATGAAAGCTGTCACTTCAGGAACTGATTATTTACGCTCCAACAGCGAAACTTTTCTGCCTCTCGAACCACGCGAGGACTACACAGCGTATTTAGCCCGTGTAAACCGCTCTGTATTTACGCCTTACACGCAGCGCCTGATCCGAGCAGCGACTGGCTTGATCTTGCGTAAGCCAATCAGCGTCGAAGGCGATGCCTATTGGACAGAAGTTTTCAATAAGGATGTTGATGGCTGTGGGTCGGACATTGAAGAGTTTGCCCGCAGGCTTCTGGCCTGTGCTTTGACCTATGGCCACTGCCATACGTTGGTTGATTTTCCTGCACCATCTGCAGCCCGTAGCTTGGCTGAAGAGCGTGCTCAAAACCGCCGTCCTTACTGGATAGAAGTTGATCCAACCAATGTGTATGGCTGGCGGCTGGATCGCGAATCAAATTACGGCAATTTGACTCAAGTTCGTATTGGGGAAAAAGCTGTCGTTGCAGACGGTGAATTTGGAGAAAAAGTCTATGACCAGATCCGTGTCATTGAGCCAGGCCGTTATCGGGTATTTAGGCAGCAGGCGCAGAAAAAAGAGATGCAAGGGCCAAACCCATACCCCGCTTCCTTCAATCAGTCCGACGCTACAGAAGAGTACGAGTTGGTTGATTCGGGCGATTTCTCGTTAGACCAGATTCCATTGGTCACCATTTATTCCAACAAGACCGATGTGTTGGCTAGCAGGCCGCCACTGCTGGACATTGCACACTTGAATTTGGCTCATTACCAGCGCCAAGCTGACTTGATCCATAGCCTGCACATTGCCAGCCAGCCAATGCTTGTTCTGGAGGGATGGGACGACCAGACTAAGGATATGGCGATCAGTGTCAACTATGCGATGGCGACACAGCCGGGAAACAAGGTCTATTACGTGGAACCGGCATCTAGCGCTTTTGAAGCGCAATCAGCGGAGATTAACGAGCTTCAGCAACAGATGGCTAGTTTGGGCATTAGTACGCTCAGCCAGCAAAAATTCGTAGCTGAGTCGGCAGACGCTCGACGTTTAGACCGCATTGACACCAATTCAATGCTGGCGATGGTTTCAATGGACTTGGAGTCTGGCCTGCAGAAGGCGTATGACCTTGCAGCTAGCTATTTGAACATTGAAGCGCCAAAGGTCAAGATCAACCGTGACTTTGACCTGCAACGCCTGATCGGGCAAGACATTGCAGCGATGGCGCAGCTCTTTGAAGGTCAGATTATCGACCGCGAAGAGTTCCGCGACATGCTGGTGCAAGGCGAAATCTTGCCAAACGCTGCCGACTCGCCAGATTCTTCTTCAGAGCTAGAGTAGAGACGCTGCCACTATTTGATTATGGCTCAGTCTCTCGACAAAGTTTTGCAAGCTGATGGTTCCTATAAGTGGGAACTTGTTGACTCCTGGGATCCAGCCTCTGAAAAAAAGGCCGAGGAGAAGATGCCTGAGTGCCCTATGCCTGACCCTAAAAAGACAACCAAAAAAGCAAAGCCTAGTAAAGTATCAGAGTAAACTGATTCCTAGTAATGGAAGAACAAGTCATCCAGGAGACGTCTGTGGCGTCCTCTGAACAGCCCGTGGCTGAGACTTCAGGCAACGTCAACATTGTTGATACTTCTGCCTATGAGCAGCAAATTCAAGCGCTTCAAAAGCGTGCTGCTGAAGCTGAGGAGAAGTTCCAAGGCATCAAAGGCAAGCTTGATGATGTCTACAAAAAACAAGACGATCAGCGCCGTCAAAACCT